ATTGAAAACGATGATGCGTCCGGTACTAATGGTTGGGGCGTTGTATGCGAACATCTCGATGCTAGAGAAGCTAGTAAAGAGTTCGCAGTTTTCAGATTTATACCAAAGCATTTCGGAACACCGATAGCAGCGTAATAGTATAGTATTTTAGTATTGAATTAATAGTTTAGATTAGAAGGAGAGATTAACAATGGCTAATCCTTTGACCTCGCCAGCATTTGTAAAAATGTTACAAGAGGACTTACGTCAGGTTGATGAGGATTCAAAGAAGTATAATGATCTTCATAGTAAAAAGGAGCAGATATTTGATATTATTACCGACTCTACCAGAGCATGGGAAGAGTGGACATCTGTATCAGCTCTTACTGACATACCGCAGTTCAACGGTAGGTTGACAACCCTTGGTATTACACCGGGATATTCAACTAAAATTGAACCTGCTGAGTACGCTGGTAAAACAATGGCGAGCAGAAAATTGTTTGATGATTTACAGTACGACATCTTGATGGATTTAGCTGCGCAATTGAAAAACTCCGCTTACAGGGTTAGGGATAAAAATGCTGTTAAGATTTTTGCTAACGCAACATCTGCAGCATTTGATTTTATGCCTAGTCAGGAAGAGGGTTTGGCTCTTGCTAGTAACAGCCATACAACTAAGGTTCCCGGAGTTTCCACTTCTAGTGGATTTGATAATCTTGGAACATCTGCGTTGAATGCTGTTTCTGTTGCAGCTACAAGAATTTTGATGAGGAAGTTTAGAGCGGCTAATGGTGAAAGAATTGACATGGGCGATAGTTATTGCCTGTTAGTTCCTGATGACCTGTTCTTTAAGGCATCAGAAATCAATAAGACGGTTCTCGAAGTTGATAGTGCGAATAACAACGTGAATATGCAAAAAGGTTTATATAGTATTATAAACTGGTTGCGTCTTAGCGACACAAGTACTACTAGTTGGGGTATGCTGGATACAACTACTATGAAGAAAAACTTCAAGTGGATACAGCGTGCCGATGCGGAAACAAATAACACAATTGATTTCGACACGTTTTCGCTTCAAAATTCTGTATATGAAAGACATGCTGGTGGCTTTATTGACTGGAGAAGTTATTTCCACAATAACGTTACATAAGCATATTAATGGATATATGCTCCCCTTTTGGGGAGCATGTGTCTCTTTGCGTTAACGGGTAAGCCGTGGTTTGATTCCACGGGGCAGCGATGTTCCTGATTCTTAAGGAGAGTAATATGGGTTTTACTAATTTCCCAAACGGAGTTACAAGTTTTGGAGTTCCTCTGTTTGGCAGTTCGGGCAGTGGTATAGTTACTGGTAATGTATTTTTTGTTGATAGTGGCCATGATCTGGCTGTAGACGCAGGAAATGCCGGCCAGAGAAACCAGCCATTTGCCACTGTAGATTTCGCAGTTGGGCAGTGTACTGCAAATAACGGTGATGTGATATATGTACTACCGGGACATGCAGAAACTTTATCGGCGGCTGATGCTATTGATATAGACGTGGCTAGTGTTAGTGTTATAGGTATTGGTAACGGAACAGATAGACCGACTTTTACTTATGATAATGCAGCCGGTGAAATAGTAATCGGTGCAGATAATGTACTGGTTGAAAACATCGTATGTAATGCTAGTGTTACTACTGTACTAATTGGTATTTCTATTGAAGATGGTGTTGATTATGCTACAATCCGTAATTGTCAATTTGGTGTTGATGCTACAGGTACTGACGAGTTTAATGCAACAATACATATTGCCAATAACAACACAGGTACTGTTATTGAGAACTGTATAATTGACAATGGAATAGGCGCAGCTGTTGCAGGTATTCATATGGATGCTGATACGGCAATGACAACTATTAGGGGCAATATTATACGCGGAGATTATTCTACTGCTAATATTGTAGGTGATACGACACTATCAACAAATGTATTGATTCAAGGGAATATTCTCGAGAATGGCATTGGTGGTAATTTGAATGCACAACCTGGAATAGAGTTGCTTACAGCAACTACTGGAACTATAGCCAATAATTATATTGTATGTGACCTTTCTACTAAGGCTGCATCTGTAGTTGCTGATACATGTTTGTTATTTGAGAATTATTACAATGAGGATATTAGTGGAGCTGCTACTGGTGGTATTATAGGTGCTGCATCTGCTGATGATTAATAAGTAAGAAGTTTTTAATTCTAATGATTGGGCTGGGGCAGGGGTAACCTTGTCCCACCATCATTCATTACTATTTAGAGGAGAAGCTGGATGGTTATAAAGAAAACAAAGAAGAAACAGGCAGTAAAGAAAGAAGTTGAGGAAAAGATAGTTAAGGACAGTACAGAGAAACCGGGTATATTGGTGGACGAGTCTGAACTGGCAGAGCTTAAGAAGTATAAGGCTATTGTAGAAGAAGCCAATGCAAGGGTAGCACCGGCCGGTAAAGTCGTAGATGATGGTTATAAATATTTTGCTGACTTTGATAAGGGAAGTTCTGTACCTGCATGGGCATTACCAAGGCAAACTGAAACATTAGAGAGCGAAGTAAATAGAATTAGTAGTATGTTAAAAAAGAAAGAGGTTCCGATAGAAGAGATTCCTTATGCTGAAGCTGATCATAAACGAAGATCGGAACGGTTAGAACAGATTAAGAATTCTAAGCCGAAACTAACCGGTTTACAAAGAGATGAATTAAAAAAGAAGAGAGACAAGCTTGCTGATGAAATAACAAGAAGTAAGTTTACAAAGTTGGAAATGGAAAAGGGACTGGCTGATCCTCATGACGAAGCATTTAGAATGTCTGAGCCATGTATTAATATGGACACAGAAGAAGCTAGGCGTATGGGTATTTCGGTTTCTGCAAATGGCAAGGTAAGTCGCAGCGTTGCGGAGAATGCATGGAAAATGATGTCTACATTACTTGAAGACACCCCTGCTAATCCCAATTCAGAAATGTTAAGAAATGACACTGGCAAGTCTAAGCGCAATATGATCACTGTTCCGGAAGGTTTTGATTATAATAAATTAGAAAAGAAAAAAGAGTTGGTTGGATAAAAGAAGAGAGGCAAAATGGACGGACAAGAGATGAAATATCGAGTGCAATTACTCCTCGATGAAGAAACTGGTGGCGACTTTCTGGATGAAAAAACAGTATATGATTTTCTGAACGAAGGTGCGCTGGAAGTTGCAAGGTTGACTAGTGCGCTAACAACCACACAGTCAATTACTACGGTAGCAGACCAGACTGGTTATACACTTAATGCTAATTACCTAAAAATGTATTTAAAAGATAGAAGTGGATACTTCTTTGTTAAATATAATGATGGTACGAATAATACATTTATCAAGTGGGTTCCGTACGAAGATATCATTATTAGTGACGATACTACTTCTGTTCTTGTACCTACTAGGTTTAGTATTACTGACGACCCGACACTAGATAGTCAGGAGGCTGGTACGGCAACAGGTTCTGGTTCATTGAGTGCTAGTAGTGGCGAAGCTACATTAACGGATAGTGCAGCCGATTTTAGTGATGTAAGCGCAGGTGATATCGTACACAATACCACAGATAGTTCTAGTGGTGTCGTTGTTTCTAAGACTTCATCTACCGTACTTGTAACTGCACTCTTTCCCAACGATCCTAGTGCAAGTGTTGATAAGGATTGGGATAGTTCTGATGCTTACGTGATACAACCACAGGGAAGGTTTAGACTAGTTCTAGACCCTCCCCCAAGTACGGCAGGTCATACGATAACGTTTTATTATGCAAGTAAGCCGGCCCCTGTGTGGTCAGCGTTTAGAACATTTAGGTATCCACCGCATTTAAGTTTAGCAACAATTAAATATGCGGTATGGTTATTGAAGTACAGGGATAGGGAACCTAGTTTTGGTGATAAATTATATTTGTCTGCCGATAATATATTGCGTAGAGGCATGGTTGATATGGACAGGGCACTTAATCGAAATAGAATACGGGTTAATATGAAGGTTAGGAACTAATTCTCTTATGGCTATACCAAGAAGAAGAAGAGGAAGTATAGATAAAGAGTTGGAACCATTTCAGTTTGGACTGGATGGTAAACTAGTTACATCTGTTGATCCTACTCGTATCCTTACAGTATCTGATAGCGGTGAAACGAGGCAAGATAATTTTAAAAGCCTAAAGAATATTCGTTATACCGATAACGGTATACGCGGTGTTAGGGGGATGACCAAGATTAATTCTACGGCATTATCTAGTCATCCTAAAGTTAGAAATATACATCACTTTTCAAAGTCACAACCTGCTGAAAGTCATGTGCTTGTACATGCTTTCAATAGTGGACTTACACAATCTAAAGTGTTCAAGAATGATACTGCTATACCGAATACTGGTGATTTTAGCGGTACAGCATTACATACCGATGCTTCGGGGTCGGGTAAGGGTAGATTTGAAAATGCACAGTTGGGTAGGATGTTATATTGTAATGGTGTAGAGACTATGATATGGGGCGGTGATGAATCTAGGTTGTCAAAGTTTGTTATTTTTGATCCCAATGGTACATTTCTTTATGATTATACGGAAAAAGTACAGAACACACTTACTGACGCTGATAATGTAGCTACGCTGAAACGCGTATCTGGTGTGGGTAGTGAAACTAAATTGTTATTACATTGTGATGGGAGCGATGCTTCGACTACGATAACGGATAATTCTCCGGTATCACCACATACAGTAACAGCCGTTGGTAATGCTCAGATAGATACTGCGATTAAAAAGTTTGGAACTGGAGGGCTCTTGCTGGACGGAACTGGGGACTGGGCTACGATCCCTGATGATTCTGATTTTGTATTAAGTGGGGGAGTTTGGACATTTGAATGCTGGGCTAAAGTCAGCCTTGCTGCTGATAGTGGATTATATGCGCAAGCCAAAAGTAGTGCTACACAGGATTATATGTGGATATATATAGATACAGATGGTGCTGTTAATCTCGTTATCAATGAAGCTACTGATGCAGCAACAGGTACGGTAACTTTAGATACAGGTGCATCTGGTTCGGTTGATGGCATTACAGTAAATAGTGTTCAGGTGATGTCGGGAGCGGAATCATTTGATACAGATTTAAACACCACAGCAACTGCAGTGGCTGCTAATATAACATCACATACGAGTAGTCCTAATTATACCGCTGCAGCTGTTGGTGCTACAATCACTATAACGTCTGTTATAAAGGGTGCTGATGTTAATGGATTTGCTGTAGCAAGTTCATGTACTACTATTACAAGTACAGATGTTAATATGGCTAGTGGTGCCTCGAGTAATGAGGTTTTATTATCGACTCCCGATAGTGTAATTACTGCTAGTACATTTGCTCATATACGTGTAGTTGAAAATTCTAATAACTTTTATATATTTGTCAATGGTATACAAAAAGCCTTTACTAATAATACCAACAGAACAGAAGGTGCTATAGCATATAATTCTACAATATTTATAGGGGCTGTACATGACGGAACCACAACCTCGAAACCGCTTAATGGGACATTGGATGAAATCAGGTTAACAAATAGTGCATTATCAGTAACAAACTTTGATGTGCCGGCAGCTGCTTATACGGCTGCAACAACAAATGTTAATATGAGGGTTGGTAATATATTACCAATAGAGGGGGTAAGGTTTACGATATCTAATGCCAATACTTCAGCCGGAACATTAAGTGTGTATTACTTTAGTTCGACAGGAGAGTGGACGGCCGTGACTAATTTAACTGATAATACTGCTTCTGCCGGTGTGCCACTGGCGCAAACAGGTACTGTAACATTTGATTCTACTGCGGGTGTGGCTATACAACATGTTATAGATGGTATACTGGGTTATTGGTATAAAATAGAAATTACAAATGCTGATACTGCAACGGCTATATCTAGTGTTACAGTAAAAGAACCGTTTCAAGATATACAGGATTTTTGGGACGGTGATTTTAGGACAATTGCTTCAGTACAGTTATTTGAAGATGATATAGAAAAAGATAATACCGTTAATGTTTTTGAGGATGACTATCTATTTGATGAAGTTACTGACGGTGATATGTCAAGTTATATGATCATGTCTTCACTCACTGCTACTGCTGAATATTTAATGATAGGGTTCTTAGAAAGACAACAGGGTATGAGAATCAAAATGATACCCGATCGCGCAAATCAATCTACTTCTGCTACAGGTAAGGTGGCTTTTGGTGATGATGTTACTGTAAATGATACAATAACAGGTATTACCGTGAATAGTGTCGAAATAATGTCTGGAACAGTAACTGCTGGATCAGGAAGCAGTACGCTTCTTGCCACAGATGTGGCAGCAAGTATTAATAATAAGACATCGATTCCTAATTATACAGCCGAAGAAGAAGATGCATCGGTTATTATTACATCTGTTACAACAGGGACCAGTGTTAATGGGTTTACTGTTACAAGCTCCGGCTCTGGTATTACTACAACTGATACTAATATGGCTAGTGCCAGAGATATCACAGCGGTTCTTACAGTTAGTTATTGGAATGGAGCTGAGTGGATAAGTGTTGGTTCTATACAAGATGGTACTATAAGTAATAACTCTTCATTTGGTAAATCTGGATTTATAACATGGGGTCCTCTAGGTGAGAATGTGGAATTTAGGAGAGAGGTTAGCAAAGAAG